CGATAAATTTGTTGCTATTTGCGCTCCTCGTGGTCACTCTAAATCCACAACTATTACTATTACTTATACATTGGCTGCAGTTCTTTTTCGTCAGCGTAGGTATGTTTTAATTGTTGCCGATACAGAAGCACAAGCATCACTGTTTTTAGGACAGATTAAACAAATTCTTTATGATTCTACAGAAATTCATAACCTATTTGGTCTTCAAATTGGGCCAAAAGGAGTTGAGTTTGAAAAGGATACAGAGACAGATATTATTGTTAAATTCGCAGATCAAAGTAGTTTTCGTATTGTAGCCAAAGGAGCAGAACAAAAATTACGTGGTATGTTGTGGAATGGACAACGACCAGACTTAATTGTTATTGATGATTTAATGAACGAAGAACTCGTTGCTAATAAAGATCGTCGTGATAAACTGCGTCGTTGGGTATATGGCTCTTTAATTCCTTGTCGCTCTGAGCGTGGTATTATCCGATTTGTCGGTACACCAATGAACCTTGATGATCCATTAGAATCTCTAATGCCCAAGGAAAACGCTAAAGACACTGTAATAGAAGAATTAAAAACATGGGCTAAACGTAAGGTAGGTATGTGGCGTTCTGTTAAATACAGAGCACATAATAGAGATTACTCTGCTATCCTATGGCCAGATCGTAAAACAAAACAATTGTTTGAAGAGTTACGTCAAGACTTTTCTGATCAAGGTATTCCAGAAGTTTATGCTTGTGAATATCTTTGTAACCCTGTTGATGATTCTATTCGCTATTTTCGCAAGGGAGATTTTCTCTCTATGACGGAAGAAGATAGAAAGAAAAACAAAACGTACTACATTACCGCCGACTTAGCTATCTCCATGAAAGAACGTGCTGACTATACAGCAATTGTCATTGGTGGTATGGATAGCAATGGACAATTACATATTGTTAATTGTATCCGTGAACGTTTGAGTGGTGATGAAATTGTAGCTACTTTACTTTCTCTCCAAAAAATCTACAATCCTATGGCTGTTGGTATTGAAGATACCCAAATTTCCAAAGCAATTGGTCCTTACTTAAACCGTGCTATGATGGAAGATGGTACGTATCTAAATGTAGTAATGTTAAAGCCACATCGCCAAGATAAAATGCAACGTGCTAGAGCAATTCAAGCACGAATGCGTGCTGGTATGGTTAAATTCGACAAAACCGCTGATTGGTGGTTAACGTTTGAAGATGAATGTATGTCATTCCCACGCGCACGTCATGATGATACTGTAGATGCTTTGGCATATCAAGGTATCCTTATTGATTCTATGTCAGAAGGACTTACCGAAAAAGAGTTAGAAGAAGAAGCATATGAACATGAATACGCCGAGTCTGGTCATAATGATCAAGGTCGAAGCGAAGTAACCGGATACTAGTATGAAAATTGAAAAAATTCTAGACTCAGTAAATATCGCAGAAGAACTCGACAATCACCAAAAGTATACAATTGGTAAATCTGTAGTTGAGGGATTTGAAACTGACTTAGCTTCACGTAGGCCTTGGGAAAAAGATCTTGAGTCTTGGACAAAACTTGCTTTGCAAATTGCAGACACTAAAACATTCCCTTGGACAGGTGCTGCAAACATTAAATATCCTCTTCTAGCAACTGCTGCTATGCAGTTTGCTGCACGTGCCTATCCAACACTTGTACCATCAAATGGTAAAGTTGTTAAGTGTCGTATAATTGGTGCTGACCCAGATGGTCAAAAGACAGCTCGCGCTGAACGCATTTCTACTCATATGTCTTATCAGCTACTTGAGCAGATGGATGGTTGGGAAGAAGACATGGATAAACTCCTTATCTCTTTACCTATTGCAGGAACTGTCTTCAAAAAGACTTACTGGGATGCTGGCAAACAACAAAATTGTTCAAAACTAGTCCTTCCAAAAAATCTTGTAGTTAACTACTACGCTCGTTGTATTGAAGATGCGGAACGTATTAGTGAAGTTATTCTTATGTCACAACGTAAGGTAAAAGAACGTCAAAATGAACGTATTTTTCTAGACACCAAATTACCACTACCAAGTGGTGATAATGTTTTAGAAAAAGATCGCATTAATAGTGCATTTCAACTTGTGTCTAATGATGACAAGACAACAGATTATACGTTAATTGAACAACACTGTTTCTTAGATTTAGATGAAGATGGTTATGCAGAACCATACATTGTTACAGTTGAATACAGCTCACAACGTGTTCTACGCATTGTTCCACGTTTTTCAGAACGAGACGTGTTAGTAAATGAAAAGGGTAAGGTTGTTAAAATTGAACCCGTACAATACTACACAAAATATGACTTTATTCCAAATCCAGATGGTGGTTTTTATTCGATTGGTTTTGGTCGGCTTCTTGGCCCTCTTAATGAATCATCTAATACAATTATTAATCAATTAGTAGATGCAGGTTCATTAAGTAATCTACAAGCTGGTTTTATTGGCAAAGGTTTACGCATTAAAATGGGGGAATCTCGATTTTCCCCCGGTGAATGGAAAGCAGTTAACGCCACTGGCGACGACATTAAGAAACAAATCTTTCCATTACCAGTACGTGATCCAAGTCCTGTACTATTTAATTTACTTGATCTTCTACTTAAGTCAGGTAAAGAACTTGCATCTGTTGCAGAAATCTTTGTTGGTAAAATGCCCGGTCAAAATACACCAGCAACTACTACAATGGCAACAATCGAACAAGGCATGAAGGTATTTACTGCTGTCTATAAGCGTGTTTACCGAAGTCTTGCTAAAGAATTCCAGAAGCTTTATGTACTTAATCGTGAGTACATGAATCCACAGGAATATATTGAAGTACTAGATCAGCCTGTAGAACAGTCTGATTATCTAGGTTCAGAGAATGATGTTATCCCTGCTGCCGATCCTACTGCGGTTTCAAACCAAGAAAAGCAAGCAAAGGTTCAAGCATTGATGCAGATTCTTAATTTAGGTACTATCAATCCAATGGCTGTTACTAAACTGTATTTAGAAGCGTTTGAAATTCCAAATGCGGAATCTTTTATTAATCAGCCACAACCACAAGGCCCGTCTCCAGAACAACAACAAGCAGAAGCTAAAATGCAACTAGAGCAGCAAAAGGCTCAGATGCAAATGGAAGTTTCTTCACATAAGCTAGAAATGGAACGAGCTACAAAAGAACAAGAACTTGCAATGAAATCTCGCGCTGCACAGCAAGAACTTGAAATGAAACAAGTAGAAGCTATCCTAAAAGCTAAAGCTGCACAAGGCCAGCATACGCAAACAATGCAACATGCACAAGATCGCCATGTACAGCAAATGGTTCAGAGTCATCAGCAAGGACAGCAACCACCCAAAAAGTAATTTCCTGAGAGGAATAAATGACAGTTATTACAGCGAATGACTTTGTAGATTGGAAGTCCAACCCAGTTACAAAAGCTTTTATGGAAGCGTGTAATGAGCGGATTGAAGATGCTAAAACTGAACTAGCACAAAGTGCTGGTATTAATTCAATACAAGATAACTTGATTCGTGGCATGATTCGTGCATACTATGAAATCCAAGATTTTCGTATGGATGAATTAGAGGGAGCTGAAGTAGATGGCAATTAAAATTTTACTTCATCACGTACTAGTAAAACAAGAAGACTTATCCGAAGCAGACGAAGCGTTTAAACGCGCAAAGGCTGTTGGTTTAATTGTTGATCTAGATAAACGTGAACAAGCTGCTGTTGAATATGGCACAGTAATTCAAGTTGGTCCTACTGCCTTTTTAGATTATGGGCGTGATCGAACAATTTTGAAAGAAGGTGATCGTATCTCTTTTGCTAGATATTCTGGTAAAAGTATTAAAGATTCTGATGGTACTGAGTATGTTTTACTTAATGATTCAGATGTATTGGTTGTCATAGAATAAGGAATAGAAATGAGTACAGAACTTAACGCTCCACAAGATGAGCCTATCGTAATTCCCGCCGAAAATAATGAACCTAATCCTTCAATTGCTGCAGATCCTTATGAATCTGAAGCACGTGAACAAGGTTGGAAACCACAAGATGAATATGAAGGTGATCCCAATAAATGGCGACCAGCTAAAGAATTCGTAGAACGTGGTGAACTATTTGGTAAGATTGATTCCCTTGGTAAAGAACTTAAAGAGACTCGCAAGGCTCTTAAGATGCTACAGGATCATCACTCTAAAGTAAAAGAAACTGAGTTTACTCGCGCAGTCAATGAACTTAAGGGTCTTCAAAAGAAGCACCTTGAAGATGGCAATTCAGACGAGTATCTCAAAACAACTGAGCTATTAACAGATCTTAAAGCTGAACAAAAAGCACGTGAAGTGGTGAGTCAGCAGACGCAAAATCAAATTGACCCACGATTCACTGCTTGGCAAGAGCAAAATGCGTGGTATGGTAAAGATAATGAAATGCGTCAATTTGCAGATACATTGGGTTTAGGCTATGCTCAGGCTAATCCCGGCCTAGATCCAGACGATGTTTTAGAGTATGTAACAAACCAAGTTAAAAAGACTTTTAAAGATCGGTTTGAGAATCCCAATCGAACCAAACCCTCCGCCGTAGAAGGTGGCTCTAATGCTCCAAAGGCTAAAGATGATGTTCAACTAACAGATGACGAGCGTCGAGTAATGAACACATTTGTTCGCCAAGGCGTTATGACAAAAGAAGACTATATTGCCCAAGTAAAGGCAATGCGAGGTTAATATGACTGAAAAGAATGTAAAGCGTGTAGTGCGTAAGCCCCTATTCCAACGTGGTCCACAATCAATTACTGGGGATAAAGACCCTAACTATGTTTATCGATTTGTAAACGACTCTGGTTCTCGTATTGATCAGATGAAGAGTGCTGGTTACGAGATTGTTACAGATGATGACTTGATTGTTGGTGATTCACGTGTAAATGATTCCACACAAATGGGCTCTAGTAAACGAGTTATTAGCAAAGATGGTACAGTACAATATCTAATGCGTCAAAAGAAAGAATTCTATGACGAAGATCAAGCTGCCAAACAAGCACATAATGACGAAATTGAACAGGCCATGAAAAAACAAGCACAAGAAGGTATGTACGGTTCTATTAAAACTAGCCGTGATTAACCTTTTATAAATTCCCGAAAGGAAACAAATGGCAAACGTTTCAAAGATTAACGGTTTTAAACCCGTTAAGCATGTTAACGGCTCACCATACAATGGTCAAGCCAATACATATTTCGTCCCATCAACAGACTCCACTGCTCTGTTCGTTGGTGACGTAGTTAAACTAGCTGCTAATGGTAATTCATCAGGCTACCCACAAGTTACAGCCGCTACTGCTGGTGTTGCTGGTACAGGTGCTGCTGCTGTTGGTGTAGTTGTTGGTGTTATTAACACTAAACTAGATCCAATTACCGGTAAAATGACTGCTGGTTCTATTGCTCTAGATACTCCACAGTATCGTCCAGCATCAACTGCACAATATGTTCTAGTTGCTGATGCTACAGACATTATTTATGAAGTTGAAGCAACAAATGGCGGTGCAAGTTACTCATTTGCTGCTACTGACATTGGTCAAAATGCTAACCTATATGCTGGTGCTGGTTCAACTACTACCGGTAACTCACAGTTCTCACTAGACTGTGGTGATATGGGTGCAACTGCTACTCTACCGTTCAAGATCGTTGGCACTTCACAGAAGGTTGGTAACGAATCAACTGGTGCTGCTACTAAGGTTCTAGTACAGCTAAACAATTCCCAGTTTAAGGGCGGCACCGGCACTGCTGGCGTCTGATAGAAAGGATATATAATGTCAGGTATTATTACTAGTTCAAGTTTTGCGAAGCTACTTTGGCCCGGCCTAAACTCAGTTTACGGCAAAGAGTATGCAGATTACCCAGTTGAATGGGAACAACTATTCGAAAAGAACACTTCTGATCGTGCGTACGAAGAAGATCTAGGTCTCTCAAGCTTTGGTCTAGCTGCTGTTAAAGCCGAAGGTGCCCCAATTCAATATGACACTGAACGTCAAGGCTTTACTTCACGTTACAACCATGTTGTATATGCATTAGGTTTCATCATCACCCGTGAAATTTACGAGGATGATTTGTATGGCAAGGTTGGTGCTCAGAAGGCTAAGGCTCTAGCACGCTCAATGCGTCAGACCAAGGAAATCAACGGTGCTAATGTTTATAACCGTGCATTCACATCCGGTTACACTGGTGGTGATGGTTCAACTCTAATTGCATCTGATCACGCTAACGTTGCTGGTGGTACTTGGTCAAACAAGATTGCCACTGCATCTGATCTATCAGAAGCTGCACTAGAGCAAGCTGTTATTGACATCGCCGGTTTCCGTGATGATCGTGGTCTACTAATTGCTGCTAAACCAGAACAACTAGTTATTCCTTATCAGCAACAGTTTGAAGCTCATCGTATTCTTGGTGCTAATGGTCGTGTTGGTACAGACTTCAACGATCCTAATGCCATTAAGGATATGAGCCTATTCAAAGATGTAACTGTAAACCACTACTTTACTGATGCTGATGCATGGTTTATCCGCACCAATGTTAAGGATGGTCTAAAGTACTTTGAACGTCGTGCTGATCAGTTTGAAATGGATAATGACTTTGATACCGAGAACGCCAAGTTCAAGGCCACTGCTCGTTACTCATTTGGTTGGTCAGATCCACGTGCAATCTATGGTTCAGCTGGGGCCTAATCTCTAACAAGTAGGGGATGAAATACTCCCCTACCTTTTAATTCTTCAAGGAGATTAATATGCCACAAGGTATTGTAGGCCCACAGGGTATTACCGTAATCACTCCACCAGCACGTGACTCGTATGAGAAGATCGGTAAGATTGACTCAACTGATGGCACAACTGGTGTTGCTGTATTTGGTATTCCAAAGGGTGCTTTTATTGCCGGTGTTTACACCATTTCTATGGGTGCTAACACCACACAAAACATCGAAGCTGGTTTCAGTGACGGTGGTAACGAACTACTAACTTCATTTGCTCCAAACTCAACAGGTTATGCTGTAGCTGGTGCTAATGCAGGTTCAGCAGTTGGTACACAACTAACAGCGGATAAAACTGTTTATCTAACAGCAGATGCTGCTCTTACAAGTGCAGTGTATGTTAAGGTTGAATACTGGCTACCACCAGTAGGTCAAGCTTACTAAGTTATACCCATAG